ACTGCTGTTTATGGCGTTGGCGAACTACACGATTCATATGGAATTGAAGTATTAGCTGATTCAAGCATACTTTAATCCTAATTGGATTGATCAATTTAGGGGGGGCATTTTGCCCCCTCTTTAATATAACAAGGAATTTATTATGGCATTTGCAACTAGAAGCAGTTTAATTATATATCAGCCTGATATAGGCGATATGGGTTTATCGACAGGTGAGCAAGACGCATTTGTGGCTAACGCAATAGCAGATGTACAAAGAGATATTAGAAACAAATGGTGGTCGGTATATCACAGTAACCAATCAAGAAATAGAAGCTACGCAGGTGGCATAGAGATTGATTTAACATTACTAACTGACACACAATGGACTAGAGCNACAGTTTACAGAACATTAGGGTATTATATTTGCCCTGCATTAACTAAGTTTAATTCACAAGGTGATGAAGATCGTTTCCAACAAATGGGATCTTACTACCGAACTATGTATGAAGATGAATTTGCAGATATTTTAAGAGATGGTGTTGAGTATGATGCTAATGANGACAGCACAATTACTGACGCTGAAAAAGTTGCAGTACACGCATTAAGATTGGTTAGATAGTGGTAACAGTTAATCTTGAAATAAATGTTACTGCTGTTAAAGGTGCATTAGATAAAATTCAACGAGCTGTACCTAGTGCTACTAACAGAGCTATGTCTAAAACAGCTACTTTTATTCAAACTGTTATTAAAGATCGTAGTAGTCAAGGCAAGAGTGTTAATGGTGGTGGTTTTAAAAGTTATTCTAAAGGCTATGCTAGAGTAAGGTCTAAGAGAGGTGCTTCAACAACACCTAATTTATTTTTTAGTGGTCAAATGTTTGGTAATATGACTTTTAAAAAACTTAATAAAACTAAAGCACAAATATTCTTTCCAAATAGGACACAAAATTTAAAAGCATTTTTTAACGATCAAACTAGACCATTCTTTAGCGTCAACGCAAAAGAAGAAACTAGAGCTGTTGCAGAGTTTATAAAAACATTTGAACGAGAAATAAGAGTATGAGTGAACGAGAAGATATTGCGGCTCACATTGTTACAACCCTTACTGCGGTTAGCAGTCCGATAACATTCGGCAAGGTAACAAGAGAGCCTTTTGAATTAGATGAATTGAGCCAACAACAGTTTCCTGCGGTCTATATACAGACTGCTGATGAAACTAGAGAAGATGTTTCTATTAAGAATAGCAACATTACTCGCACAGGCACGATTGATTTTAGAATATTTGGTTTTGTTACCAATGGTAGTGCAAGTACAACCAACATAGATACTAAACGGAATGAGTTAGTAACCACAGTTGAAACAGCATTAGATAGTGACAGAACTAGATCAGGCAACGCATTAGATACGCAATTAGTTGCTGTAGAAACAGACGAGGGAAGTATATTTCCTTATGGTGGTATAATTATTACTGTAAGGTGCTTCTATAAATTCACACAAGGAACACCATAATGAGTGATAAAGTTTATTTAATAAAAAACGGATTGACTGTATTAACGGATAATCCAAACAAATTTTTAGAAGATGGTTGGGTGCATAAGCATAACAATCCTGAAGCTAAGAAACCAACAGGGAGAAAATATGGCAAAAAAAATAAAACTTCAAAATAAAGACGGAGATACTATTGAGGTTTGGGATAACCAAGAAGATGAGTACGCACAGCAAGGTTGGACTACTGAATCTTCAAAACCCAAGAAAAAAACAACAACTAAATCTATAACAGAAGAACAAGGAGAATAAAATGGCAGTACATACAGGCTCAGCAGGAGTAGTAAAAATAGGATCAAATGTAGTAGCAGAGGTAACAGCGTTTACTTTAGAAACTACAGCAGATGTAATTGAATCAACCCAACTGTCTGACACAAACAAAACATACGAAACAAGTAGAAAAAGTGGCTCAGTAACAGTAGAGTGTATGTGGGACGAAACTGACAGTAATGGTCAGATCGTATTACAAGAAGCAACAGGCGTTACTTTATTGTTATACCCTGAGGGTTCAGATAGTGGAGATTTCTATTATTCAGTACCTGCTATCGTAACAGGCAACTCATTGTCAGTAACTATGGACGATATTATTAGAATGTCCATATCACTACAAATCAATGGTGCAATTACTAGAGCAACAGTATAATTTGACAATTAAGCAAATTTAAGGTAAAAAATACATATGTCAGCAATAGATAATATCAAAGAGCATTTTAATTCTTTAAGCACAGGCGAAAGCAAACACTTTGAGGATTGGGATTTAACAGTTTATAAAGAACCTTTAACATTGGAAAAAAAAGGTAAGTTGTTAAAGAAAATGGAAATTGATACAATCACAGGGTTGGCATATGTATTAATTGAGTTAGCATTAGATGAGCAAGGTAAAAATTTATTTACCCTTGAGCATAAACAACATCTAATGAAAAGAGCTGATCCTGACTTAGTTGCTGATCTTGCAACTTGGTTAATGATCACACCGACAAAAGACGACATTAAAAAAAAATAGAAAACGACTATGACTATAACACTATAGTTCAATTAGCCGATTATTTAAAAATTCCAATACATCAGGTACAAAAGTTTACAGTTGAAGAACTGTTATCTTGGGTTGTGTTCTTAGAAGATAAGAACGCTAAACAACAACAACAAATGAATATGCAAAAAGCAAGGTCTGGGAGATAAATGACTAAAAAAGTAAATATAGATATAGTAGCAAAGGATAAAACCAAAGGTGCTATTAACACTACAAAAAAAGGTCTTGATGGTTTAAAGAAATCAGTCTTTAATTTGCGTAATGCTTTTTTAGGTTTAGGTACAGGTTTATTAATTAAGAACTTAGTACAAACAGGCAAAGAAGTTGAAAGTTTAAAAGTTAGATTTAAATTTTTATTTGGTTCTGCTCAAGAGGGTGCATTAGCATTTGATAACCTTGCAAAATTTGCAGGTAGAGTTCCATTTAGTTTAGAAGAAATTGCAAGATCATCAGGTAACTTAGCTGTTGTATCTAAAAACGCCGCAGACTTAACTCGAATATTAGAAATTACAGGTAATGTTGCGGCTGTTACAGGATTAGATTTTCAAACTACTGCTAGTCAGATACAAAGAGCCTTTAGTGGTGGTATTGCGGCGGCAGATGTATTTAGAGAAAAAGGTGTTAGAAGTTTATTAGGTTTTCAACAAGGTGCTACAGTATCTATTGAAGAAACTGTTAAAGCATTTGAAGATGTATTTAGTGGTGGTGGAAGATTTGGTCAAGCTACTGACGCATTAGCTGAAACCTTTGAGGGTACTGTTTCTATGATTGGTGATAAGTTATTCACCTTTAAAAATCAAATTAACGAAACATTTTTTGCTACCCTTAAACAGGCTATGGGTAGTTTAAATACATTCTTTGAGGAAAATGCTAGATCAACTGAGAAACTTGCTATTACAATAGGTAAGACTTTATCTGTTGCAGTAATGGGTTTAGCTAAGATGTTTAAGTCTCTTAAGGACAATGCAGATTTAGTTTTAACTGTTTTCGCTAGTATAATAGCTCTTAAAATAGCAACAGCATTTGCTTCAATAGCAACAGCTATAACTGGAATGACCTTTGCTATGCAAGGGTTTAATTTAGCAACAAAGAAAAATATTATATTTGGTAGTATAGCTGTATTTACTGCCGCAGTTGTTTTATTAACAAATAAATTTAAAGCATTTAAAAATTCAATAAGTGATTTAGCTCCATCTACAAAAGGAGAAGCACTATTAAAGGTAGAAGAAAAAAGATTACAATTAATAGATGCTACTAAAAAATTAGAAGCTGATAGAGGTTTAACAAGAGAACATTTATCTCAAAAAGCAGTAGATCAATTAACAAATGAATTAAAAGTATTAGAAGAACAATTAAAAGTATTAAGATTAATTGATTCATCTATGGGTGATGCTCAAAGAAAACAAGGTGGTTTCCTACCGCCAAAAACTGAGCGTGGAGAAATTAAAGCAGGTAAAGGCTTAGAGGGTATTATAAAAGCTAATAAAGATGAATTAGACTTATTAATTCAAAAAAATATAGAAGAAAAAGCATTAGTTGATGAGCATTTAGCAAAATTAACTGAAGCTCACAGAAACGCAAAATTAGAGGGTGGTAGAGAATTAGGAGAAGAAGAACTTGCTCTACGAGATGAATTAATTCAAACACAACTTCTAATGGAAGATAACTTCCAACAACAAGTAACTGCTATTTATAAAGCAGAAGCAGATAAAAGAGCGGCAATACAAAAACAAAATTTAGATAATTTTAAAGCAGGTAAATTTAGTGAAGTAGATTTTGAAAAAATGTCTTTAAAAGATAAACTTAAAGGTACAGCATCTCATTTAAGAGAAACACTAGCTGAGACTTCTAAGCATAGTAAAAAAGCCTTTAGATTGCAACAAGCGTTAAACATTGGTCAGGCAATTATGAATACTGCGACAGGTGTTGCAGAAGCATTAAAACTTCCATTCCCATTTAATATTGCCATTGGAGCTATGAAATTAGCGTCAGGTATGGCTCAAGTACAAACAATTAGAAACCAACAACCACCTGCACAATTTGGTGGATCTAGATTACCGAATAGCTCATTCTTAGTTGGAGAAAAGGGTCCTGAACTCTTTACACCTAACACCGCAGGATCAGTTACACCTAATCATCAACTTGGTGGTGGTGGTGCAACAGTAAACTTTAATATAACCACAGTAGACGCACAATCATTTGGAACTCTACTAGATACAAGACGAGGACAGATTGTAAATATGATTAACTCAGCTTTGAATAATAAAGGTCAGGCGGCTCTAGTATGAGTGGTGCATTTCCTACAAGCCCAATATCTAATGGCATTAACATTAAGAGCAATCAAACAACTATTGTTTCAAC